TTTTCCAGACCCGCTCTCTCCGATGGCGCAAAGGATCGGCTGCATTGTGTCGAAATTAAAGAAGGTATTGTAAAACCATACTTTGATGAGGTGCACTTGCTCCGCTTGGGAGAGAATGTCTTCATCGAATTTGAGCACATTCAAGAGATCCTCCAAAGAAGAGACTGTTGCGTCCTTTTCCGATGGGCAAGAGCCAAAGGCTATCTTGTTTGGGCTCTTGATGAAGATCCCCTCATCCCCCTGGAGGCCGTAGCTCTGGCCTTTCGATGATATCGAGAGGATTCCCTCCCCCTTGAGTCCAAAGTGGAGCCGCTCATTTGCATAGGTTGAATAAGTATGGATGTTGACTGAACCATGAGCTCTGAGGGCGTTATTGTATAGGAGCCCCCGGACAGACTTCCAGACATCCAGAGTGGGGAGAAAGTTATATTTATTGGAGAGCATTGTGTCAATAGCGCGATCAGCAAGGATGTCCTTTCCCTTGATAATTAGAGCCAGCTCTTGGCCGTCATTAAATGGGAGAGGGAGACCGCTTTGCTTGGCCAGATCCTCGATGATCATGTCGGTGATGATCTCTGCCTTGACGATGGATGAGCCCTTGCCCAAGATGAGCTCCCTGATCTTGTCGATAATGGGGAAATCAAAAGGAGCGGTTTTTTCATGTATCTTGGTGAGATAGTCCCTGAGTTTCTTTGGATCTTCTTGTAGTTCTCTCCTTATGTCGGAAACATCTTTGATGGCCCTTCCCTTGATTGCATTGGGGAGGTGGAGGACGGTGACGGATGCAGCAATAAGAGAGAGTTTCTTGGCGTGCTCCATGGCCCACTTGTCTCCCTCATTATCATTGTCAAAGCAGATGACAACATCTTTTCCCTTGAAACGATCCATCCATGATGGCAGGAGATTTCTTGCTCCCGGTACAGCCCAGACAGGCAGGCCAGCCTCAAGGAGTGTGAGGTAGTCCCAAAAACCCTCGGTCAACCAGATGAGTGGGCCGTCAAGAGTTTTCTTGTTGACTCCTATGAGGCCGAGCTTGGTTTTCCGGGGCCTGCCTTTTTTATTTTCTGCCAGCTTGGCTGAGATAAATCTGAAATCATAGGGCGGCTCATCATGGTAGTTGTCATACTTCGCACAATGAAAATCTCCTGTCTCCATGGGAATCCCAAGGACCGGCCAGAGATCAGTGGCCGCTTGGATGGCTCCTGCCTGCTCTAAGGTCTTCCTGCTATATGGATGGCCAAGCTCGGAGATCCTTTTGAGGATATGATCCGAGATGTTGACGCTGGGATGAGTGAGCTCGATGCTCTTTGTTGGTTCCGGGGTGTTTGTGTATGCCACCTTTTGTCTCCTATTTATGGATTGTAATTTCTAAGTAAATTCAATATTAAATCATCCGAGTCCCATCCATCCAAGACCATCATGTCATATCTCTTTGTTTCAGATGCTAACTGCATCCTTCTATAATATACGATTTTATAATCAAGAAAAGAGAATCTCTCCCCTCCCACATCTTTGGCGGCATAATGATCTCTATCATCCGGGACATCAATGACTTGACCATCTTCTGGGCCTCCAATAAATTTGAGTTTCATTGACTGCTTCTTATGATATTTTTATTTTCATTGTTGTGTCTGAGAAGATCCTATTGTCATGGAGCTCATGGATGGAGCAGCTCTTGCACTTGCTTCTGAGTCTCCTATAATACAAGCTCTTGTTGTTGATATTTTTGCAGGATCTTAAATTTGTGTGAGAGACAGTGCCCGGGGTCTCTTTGATGTCAACTATCTTCCCGGCTTTGATGGCTGGATTGATGATCTCTCTGTGAATTTCCTTAAGCTTCTTTTCGTATTCTATGGGACAGGTATTGTATAAGGTGATTTGCATGTGTGTGCCTCCTTTTTGGTTTAATGATTTCTCTTTCCTATGCTATATGGCGATATCCATGCCTTTCTCTTTTTGGATTTCCTCTCCATTGACGGGATTGGTATTGCAAATGACTCTCTCAATTTTATCATCTTAAATGCAGCTTGTAGTCTCTCCGCTGCCTCTTGGGCAGTCGGGAGGTGATTGCTCAATTCAGCGATGGCAATCGTTACTTTTTGAATTTCAGAAGATGAAGGAAAAGAGAGGATGACCATCTCCCTGGCTCTTTCAAAAGACTCAATATCAACTTCAATATTTTGTTTTTTTTTGCTTGCTCGGTGACTATATCCAAAAGGATATCGATTGGATCTTTTTCCATGTGTGTGCCTCCTTAGATTTTTATGTGTACTTCTTAAAAAAAGGCTGAAAGCAAGAAGAGTGCCAAATTAAATAGAGGATATTAAATTTTTTCCTCTTCTTGCTTTCAAGCACACACAAGAAATATCCTAGTTGATTTAGAAGAGAAACGCAAGAAAAAAGTACAATTAAGTTGCGAATCGAGAGAAGAAGTGAGCTAAGTGCTTGAAATCGTTGGGTCTACGGTGTTTGCGGTGATGTCGTTTTTCATAACACCGTGCCTCTAGCCCAGTTATAGCTTGCTCTACGGTGTTTGCGGTGTTTGCGGTGGTAACTCTATAAAAAGGTAAAATATAATAAGTAAATAGGGGTATATAGGTATTTAATTAAATAATATATATATATGTTGGAGACCACCACCGCAAACACCGCAAACACCGTGAGACTATACAGGGCAAGGGCTAGCGCTGCGGTGTTTGATATTTCACAACACCGTGACCACCGCAGACCCTTTAAAAACAGGTACTTAGAGCGCAAGGCCCATTTTTCTCTTGACTCATTCGACTGGATGATATATACAAGTTGCATGGCGAAAACTCCAAGGAAACTCACAGGCAAGCAAGAGCTCTTTTGTAAAGAATATCTCATCAGCAAAAATGCAACCCAAGCAGCAATCAAATCCGGATACTCTCCAAAGACCTCTCACGTCATGGGGGCTGAGAACCTTAAAAAACCTAAAATCAAAAAAAGATTGGCAGAACTCTCCAAGCCAATCCATGACAAGCTCGACTTTGGAGCCAAAGAAGTCCTGGCAGAACTTAAAAAACTTGCCACCTCAAACCTCCTTGACTTCTTCGATGAGAATGGATTTCTTAAACCTCTCTCTGAAATCACAAGAGATCAAATGGCTTGTGTCTCCGCTGTAGACATGGAACTCTTCACACCAAAGGAACCGGGAGAGCGCCTCCATATCTCTCAAGCTAAAAAATTAAAATTCTGGAATAAACTCAAGGCACTGGAGCTCTATGGATCCCATCTCTCTCTCTTTAGAGAGGACCTCCTCGATGTAGATGAGGAACCCGATGAGGCGTATTTGTGAGCAAGGGCAGAATGTCAAGAGCAGAGAGCGCTCTCTAATGGGTATGTGGCGCAAAGAAGACCCGATCCTCAACGATGATGGAGCAGTCATCAAGGGAGGCATGTGGCAGCACCAGCGCGACTGGTGGGACTCTCCTGCTTTCATCAAGGCCCTTGTCATGGGTTATGGAGGGGGCAAGACTCTCATCCAGGCCAAGAGGGCCATTGCCATGGCCAGGCACAACCCTAAATCTCCATACATGGTGGTGAGCCCATCTTATAAGATAGCCAAGAGGACAATCATCCCAACCCTCATAGAGCTCCTTGATGCGAGGGGGCCGATTGAGAAAAAGCTCAAAGGCAAGTCTCTCCGCTACAAATACAACAAGAGTGAGTTTGAATTTAAGATCTCGGGGGGCGGGACTATCTGGATCGGATCGGGAGATGAACCCAAGTCTCTCAAAGGCCCCAATCTTTGTGGTGCTGGCATTGATGAGCCATTCATCCAAGACATAGCTGTCTTTGAGCAGATGCTTGCAAGGGTCAGGTGTCCAAAGGCAAAGCATCGCGAGATCTCTCTCACAGGAACTCCAGAGGATCTCAATTGGGGATATGACATTTGCGAGGGGGATGACAAATACAAATATGATATTGAACTCATCCAGGCATCAACTAGGGACAATCTTGCTCTCCCCGCTGATTATGTTAAAACTCTTGATAGTGCATACGACTCCAAGATGGCCGAGGCTTATGTTGATGGCAAGTTTGTCAACATGGCCTCAGGCCGGATCTATTATGGCTTCGAGAGGAGCCGGAATGTCAAGAGCCTCCCCTTCCCTCCAAACACTCCATCAAGGCTGGGGCAAGACTTCAATGTGGATCCCATGGCTGGCTGTCTCTTTTGGATCAATGGAGACAGCATGCACATATATGCTGAGATGGAATATCAAAACAGCAACACCGAACACGCCATCCCAGAGGCCCAAGGCATTGCTGAGCAGGCAGGGGGCAAGCTCATCGTTGCCTATCCAGATCCATCCGGGAAGAGTCGCAAGACCTCAGCTCCAGCAGGCCAAACGGATTTCACAATCATCAAATCTTGTGGAATCCGGGTCAAGGCGAGATCAAAGGCCCCTCTTATCCGAGACAGGAGGAACGCTTTCAATAAAAAGCTTGCAGATGGATCCTTGACAATTGACCCAGATTGCAAGAGAATGATCAAGTATTTAGAGCAGCTCTCTCATGAGAAACTAAACCAGCAAGAGGAAATGACACACTTGACGGATGCAGCAGGCTATCCGATAGAGTATTTATTCCCCATCAGGAGACCAATAATTCAAAATGGATCAGGAGGACATTAACGATGGCCATCGGAGATAGTGAATCATTTAAAAAGAGAAAGAGCTTTGTTCAGATCTTCAAAGACTATGATTTCTTTAGGCGCTCATATGAGGGCGGCTCAGCATATCGAGATGGGAAATTCCTCATCCAGCACCCCAGGGAGAAAGGACCAGACTACGAAAGGAGATTAGAGCAAGCCTCCTTTGTGAACTTTTGCCGGGATGTTGTTGAGATATATGTGTCCTATCTATATCGAGAGCAGCCAGAGAGAAAGGCTGAGAAATCGGACGAGGTGCTTGAGGCCTTCTTGAAAAATGCAGACCTTGAGGGCCGAGCATGGGGCAAGGTTATGAGGAATCTCTCAAAGATGGCCTCATATTATGGAGTCATGGGCGCAATAGTAGACAAGCCCAAGGGGGAGGCTGAGGCCAGCAGAGGAGCCGAACTTGAGGCCGGGGTGCGCCCATATATTGCAGCATATACTCCCTTGGCTATATGGGATTGGAAGTTTGGGAAAGATGAGAATGGAGTCCCCAGACTTGAGTGGATTGTTCTTGAGGAGGACAACGACAATGGCCCAACTGTTTTGATCAAGTGGGGCCTTGAAACATGGGAGCGCTTCAAGCAAGAAGGGGACAATGGAAGTGGAAATGACTTCAAGAGCTTTGAGCTCGGAGACAACAACCTTGATCAGATCCCTTTTGCATTGCTCCTCAATAGAGACAGCTTTAAAAAAATGACTGGAGTCAGTGACATTGCCGACATTGCCCCAGTCAATAGGAGGATTTACTATCTTGATAGTGATGCCCTGGAGATCATCGATGCAACCGCTTTCCCAATCCTTGAGGGGCCAGTGGAAGCAATTGAAGACTCATCCGGCAAAAGCCAAGAGACCGAGATTGGAGTCCAGTCTCTCCTCAAGCGCCCAGAGGATAAGGAGGGATTCAAGTGGATAGAGGCCCCACATACCTCTCTCCAGCAGATCCTTGAGCATAGGAACTCCTCAATCAATGATATCAAATATATGGCCAAAACAGGCCAAGCCGATGCAAGCAAAACGGGCCAAGTCAAGTCTGGAGTGGCTCTTGAGCTTGAGTTTCAGCAGCTTAGCGCCTTAATGGTTGACAAAGCTGAAAATGCCGAGGACTTTGAGCACAGAGTCTTTGAGCTAGTTGGTCTTTGGGAGGATAAAGACTATGAGATGATCGTCAAATATGCCAGGAGCTTTGGAATCAGAGATCTCATGCACGACCTTGACACCGCCATCACTTCCAAGGCCGTTGTCCTAAGCCCAACCTTCCAAGCAGAATTGGCCAAGGCTTTTGCTGCAAGAATACTGCCAAAGGACACCCCGCCCGAGACAATCGAACAGATAAATAATGAGCTAGACAATCCAGCTCCTCTCCCCGGATCCGAGGATGATGGAGATGATGAGGGCGGCACTGCATGAGAGTAACCACCACAGGAGAGGTGGAATTCAGCCGCAAGCTCTCCAATATAGAGGAAAAGATGCTCACAAGGGCATTGATGGGGCAGATGGCTGGGGCCGCTGTGACTGCGATCTTCAAGAGGACAGTCCAGGAGGGCAAAGACAAGAACGACAAAGCCTTTAAATCATACTCAAGGGGCTATTTGGAGAAGAAAAAGAAAAGAGGTGGAAAGTTCTTCTCTACTAGCCCAAACCTATTTGATGGCGGAGACATGCTCGGGGATCTCCAGTTTGCAGTTGAGAGCAAGAAAAGAGCCTTTTTGCATTTCCCCAAGACAAGCGAGAACCTCAAAGCCTCTGGACACATCAATGGATCAAGGCACTTGCCGAAAAGAGATTTCTTTGGCACTACGCCCAAGGAGGAGAAAGCTCTCATGTTAATCCCTCAGAGCCATCTTAAGGAGCTGCTCAATGGCTGATCCCATAGATAAAAATGAAAAGTTGTTGGATGATACCATCAAGAAGCTTGATCTCAGGATCTCTGTCTTGATCTCTCGGCTTAATGCCAGGGAGTCCGGGAGACTGGCCTCAGATGCAATCAGCCTCAAGAAAGCCATCCAGGTAAGAAGAGATATTGCCAAAGAGTTTGGCGAGTACAATCAAGCGGCCAAGATAGCCTCGGATTTCTCTCCAGTGCTCAAGGATCTTGATGGGATCTTCAAGGACATTGGCATCGATGGCGCCATCACTAAATCAGACAGCGCCATCATCAAGACTCTCTCTGGGGATAGTTTCAATCAGATGGCAGCTCTCGGGGAT